CACAGAGCAGACTTCACTAAGGCTGAGTTAGCTAAGTATGGAGAGTATTGTATTAACGATGTTAAGTTGACTTATGCACTATTACAAAAGCTAATGCCGCACTTCAACACCACTGAGCTTAGCTTGATTGACCTGACTATTAGAATGGGGGTTGTGCCTAGATTGGAGGTAAATCATTTGATGTTGGAGGCGCACTTAAAACATATAGAAACGTTGAAACAATCGCACTTAGATAATGTAGGGTTAGACAGAAGTGAGTTAATGAGTAACAATAAGTTTGCTCTACTACTGGAAGCGCATGGTATAGAAGCCCCATTAAAGTTATCCGCTACGACAGGTAAGATGACATACGCATTTGCTAAGACGGATGATGGGTTCAAGGCACTACTAGAACACACCAATGCAGAGGTAGCGGCACTAGCCAGTGCTAGGTTAGGAGTTAAGAGCACACTTGAAGAGACACGCACTAAGCGGTTTATGTCTATAGCGGGTAGGATTGGGGCTTTGAGGACTATACCTGATGAAGGTTATGGGACATTACCTATACCACTAAACTACTATGGTGCGGCTACTGGTAGGTGGTCAGCAGGTAGTGGACAGAAAGTAAACTTCCAGAACTTACCGAGGGGATCAGTCATCAAGGAGGCGATTATCGCACCTGAAGGTTATGTCATAGTAGGCGCTGACTTATCGAACATAGAACTGCGTGTAGGTATGTGGGTAGCTGGTGAGACTGAGGCTTTGAAGTTATTAGGTGAGGGTGGGGATTTATATAAAGACTTTGCGAGTAAGGTATTTAGTGTTCCCTATGATGAGGTTACTAAGGATCAGAGGTTCATTGGTAAGACATCACAATTAAGTTTAATCTTTGGTGTTGGTGCGGCTAAGCTACGTGCGGCGGTAAAGGCAGGTTCTGGTGAAGACTTACCCAATGCAAAGGAGATTGTAGATTTATACCGTGATACATATACGGGGGTTACAAAATTCTGGTCAAAGTGCACTAAAGCTATTACGAACATGGCAGCACCTGATAGTAAGGTTGAGTTGAAGGAGTTTTACTTTGGACCGAATGATATATTCAAGGCAGCGTTAGATGATAAGGGTGTAAGCAGGGGTGTTAGGTTGCCATCGGGATTGTTTATGAAATACCCTGAGCTACACAAATACACAGAGGAGGAAGGCTGGAGCGAAGCGTATCAGTATAAATTAAGAAATGGCTACGATAAGCTATATGGTGGTAAGATGTTTAATAACCTAGTGCAGGGTACGGCACGCTGTATCATGGGTGAGATTATGGTTCGTGTAAGTAAGCGGTATAACATCGTTCTTACTGTGCATGATAGTATTTATATCTTGGCACCTGAAGCAGAAGCTGAAGAAGCATTAGAGTTTTTAATAAGAGAAATGACTACGCCTCCAGCGTGGTTGCAAGGTTGCCCCCTAGCAGCAGAAGGTGGGTATGGGAAGTCACTTAAAGAGGCAGGATAGTATGACCATAACTAAGAAACCAAGAGCACCAATGTCTGAACAGGCACGCAAAAACAAAAACGCAGCAGAATCTGAAAGACAGAAATCGACTGAAGAAGTGAGAAGGCGTGGAGCACGCAACAAGGCACGCCGCCATGCAATAGCAGCAGGTAAGGCTAAGGTCGGAGACGGTAAAGAGATTGGGCATAAGGTTGCCTTATCAAATGGGGGAGCCGCCACTGATGCTAATACAAAAGTTCAAAGCGTAAAAGATAATGGGGGGTGGAGAAAAGGTAAGAGTTCCTATAAAGTTCCTAATATCAAATAACAGAGGTAGTTATGAACGAGAAAGACATACAAAGGTTTTGGGCTAAGGTAGATGTAAAGGGTGAGGACGAGTGTTGGAACTGGACTGCATATAAACAGAAGAATGGGTATGGGCAGTTTGGTATAGGTAGACAGTGTTTAGTATACGCTCATCGTGTATCTGCATACCTAGCTGGTATAGCGTTGTCTCTTAACAGATTACATACCAATGACCAAGTGTGCCATACATGCGATAATCCTAGCTGTGTAAACCCTAAACATTTATTTAACGGGACAGCTAAAGATAATGCTGACGATAGAGATATAAAGGGTAGAACAAATAGTGCTAAAGGGGGGCAATCAGGTAATGCTAAACTATCCGCACAAGATATAGTTAATATAAGAACCGAGTATATTGAAAATGGGGTTGCACAGAAAGACTTAGCCCTACAGTATCAAGTTCATCCAGCTCATATATCTAAAATAGTAAACAATAAAAAATGGTCGTGGTTATGAAAGCACCTAGCTTTTCATACAGCTCTTTAAGTATGTTTATAACCTGCCCGAAACAATATAGCGCGCATAAGGTTGAGAAATATATAGAGCGTACAGACACAGAGGCAACTATTTATGGCACGGAGTTACATACAGCGGCAGAGTTATACATTAGAGATGGCGCACCTATACCTGCTAAGTTTGGTTATGTTAAGCCTTATCTTGATAGACTTAATGCTATAGTAGGTGCTAAGTATTGTGAGTTGGAGTTAGGTATTAAGATAGTTGATGGTGAGTATGTTCATTGTGGGTTTGAGGATGAGGGTAGATACTGGCGGGGGATCGCGGATTTAGTTATTGTTGATGGTGATAGAGCTTTCATTGTTGACTACAAATCAGGTAGGTCATCTAAATATGCGGATGTTAAGCAGTTGGCGCTATTAGCGGCGGCGGTGTTCCTAGCCTTCCCTGATGTTAAAACTATTAAGGGAATGCTATTGTTTGTGGTATGCCGAGACATTATTAAAGAGGACTATACTTATGCTGACCGTTTCGAGATATTCAATAAGCTGAAAGAGGTGCTGACCCACCGTGGGATAGCCTATGAGACAGGGGTGTTCAATGCTAAGCCTAATGGACTTTGTAGGGATTATTGCATGGCGGTGAAGTGTGTGCACAATGGGAGGTATGATGGCGATAAGTAGAGCTGATTTACTGAAAGAATTACTGCCCGGACTTAATGAGTTATTCGGGATAGAGTATAAAACGCCGGAAGAAAAAAGAATTGCCGCATTAATAGACCAAGTAATAGCTAACGATTTAAAGAAAAAGGAGGAAGGGTTTATTAGACAGGCGGGGGAAACCTTTAGGAATGTTGTAAAGATAGCCCAAATAAAGGTTAATGATTTAAAGAAAGCGGAGGAAGGAGATGAGCATAGAAGTATCAGTAAAAGCAGTTAAGGTATCAGCAGAAGATGCGGGCTTACCGGAGAGTATTGTGGAGCGGCACATGGATGCACTATGTGATATGGCATTAAGGATGAAAGCTACTGAGCGTAAGCGATGTAAGAACCAGATACGCAAGTGGTTACATGAGCACCCACTAACTAGAGATGACATAACAACTATTTTAGATTAGGCATTGACATACTATGCCAGAGTAAGTATAATAGTTTCAACAGTTTGATTTACCAGATTCGTTACCTTAAGTAACAGGAGTAAAAATGATTGAAGTAATACACGACCGCATCTTAGCGGTAACGACAGACGACCCTGATGCTATCTTAGCAGTCATCAGTAAGTCTAGGTTGGTTGAGGAAAATAAAGTCTATATAAACTTTGGTTTGGGTGAGTCAATGATTTTGCGTAACATGGGTTATGATGCGCCCTCACCTATTGGCAGGCAGTATAAGTGGACAGGTAATTTAAAACCATTTGCACATCAGATTGTAACGGCTGAGTTTCTGACAATGAATAGGAAAGCCTTTTGTCTTAATGACATGGGCACAGGGAAAACGAAGTCGGTTGCATGGGCTATGGATTATCTAATGGGCGCTAATGCCATTAAGAGAGCCTTGATTATATGCCCTTTGTCTATCATGGACGCAGCGTGGGCTCGAGAGTTGTTCCATACACTGATGCACCGTAGGATAGCGATAGCGCATGGTAGTCGTGAGAAGCGGGCAGCTATTATCCAATCAGATGCTGAGATAGTGATTATTAATTTTGATGGGGTTGAGATAGTTCAGAAGGAGATAGATGCTGGTGGGTTTGATTTGATTGTAGTTGATGAGGCTACAGCATATAAGACAGTATCTACTAAACGCTGGAAAGTATTAAACCGCTTAGTTAAAGAAGACACATGGCTATGGTTATTAACTGGCACACCTGCATCACAGTCGCCTACTGATGCGTTTGGTTTAGCTAAGTTGGTTAATCCTAAAGGAGTGCCACGAGCGTTCAATGCTTTCAGGGATTTAGTGCAGTTGCGATTAACAGCCTTTATGTTTCGTAATAGACCTGAAGCGGCAGAGATAGTTCACAACGTCCTTCAGCCTGCCATACGTTTCACAAAGGAGGAGTGTTTAGATTTACCGGAGCTGACATACCAGACACGTGAAGTGCCATTGACCACACAGCAAGCCAAGTATTATAAGTTGCTGAAGAAAGAGATGTTGATGCAGGCAGGTGGTGAGGATATATCAGCGGCTAATGCGGCGGTTGCCTTGAACAAGTTATTGCAGATCAGTGCTGGCTGTGTATATGCTGACAGTGGAGATGTCATAGAGTTTGATGTATCGAACCGAGCTAGTGAGATGCTAGATATAATAGATGAGACAGCGCACAAAGTTATCATATTTGTTATGTTCCGGCACACGATTGAGGCGGTTGAGAAAGTTCTAATTAAGGCAGGTCATACGGTAGCTATTATTCACGGTGGTGTAAGTGCTGGCAAGAGAGCTGAGATATTCAATGACTTCCAGACTAAGCCCGACCCTAGAATACTGGTCATCCAACCACAAGCTGCATCACACGGTGTAACATTACATGCAGCAGCTACGATTATTTGGTGGGGTATTACTTTAAGTTTAGAGACATATAAACAAGCGAACGCTCGAATACATCGAGCAGGGCAAACAAACAAATGCACAGTTGTGCATCTGATAGGTAGTAAGGTAGAGCAGAAAGTATTAACGGTGCTAGAGGGTAAAGATGTAGCCCAGACTAGATTATTAGATTTATTTAGAGAGGTAATTGAATGAGAAATGAAAGTGAATTTGAAGAGTTTTTGGGTGAGTTAGCAGAAGATGAGCGCAAGGAGTATGAGGCTCAGCTGGATATGATTGACGAGTTTGGTGAGTTTCCTGAAGATGATGAAGATGATGAAGATGGTATGTATGTCCTTGTTAAGTTGCACAAGGATGAGAATAATATAGGGTTTTCAGTCCACGAGGAAGAAGCGTATGGCAAAGAGTTCTTCGAAATACTACGTGAGACAGATGCCATAATAACTACACGCACACTAGATAACTTAATCACTTTGTGTGAAAAGAGGGAGCGCAATGTGTTAGCCCGTGAGCTACGTGCGTTCTTAACCGAAGGTCAAACTACAATGCATTAGGGGGATAGATGAACGCTGAGAAAATGGTAGAGATTTACATCAAGATGCGAGACAAACGCAGTCAGTTATCGAAAGCATTTGATGAAGAGGATGGCAGGATTAAAGCCCAGCAAGACATGATAGCGGAGCAGTTGCTGGAATTGTGTAAAGAAACTGGAGCTGAAGGACTGCGCACACCAGCAGGTAGTGTGTTTAAGACTGTGAAGACTAGGTATTGGACTTCGGATCACAAGAGCATGAAAGAGTTCATATTGGAGAATGATGCGTTTGAATTGCTAGAGCAGCGTGTGCATCAGACAAACATGAAAAACTTTTTAGAAGAGCACCCTGATAAGTTCCCGAAGGGTATGAACATTGACAGTAAATATTCCGTTACAATTAGGAGGTCCAAATGAACGAGAAGAAAGTTTTCTTGACAGGTAAAGAGGTTGAGAAGATACTACTTTGCTCCTCACGCACCCTGCTTCGCTTGAGGCAGGATGAAACTCTCTCCACTTACCACATCGGCGCTAGGGCAAAACCTAATGCTACTAAGGCTACTAATGGCATTGTATATGATGCGGATGAAGTAAATGCGTTATTAATAAAAAGAACCACACCCACACTAATCACTACTAAGGAATTAAAATGAGCACTGAAATGAGTATTTTTAAAAACGGCGGTTCAATCCCTGCACATTTACAACGCACTGAACTGAGTGCTACAACACGTGCTTTGATGGGTGGCTCTGACAGCCGCCGCATTTCTGTCAAGGGCAACATTTTTCGCATGGTCGTCAACGGTCAAGAGATTGCTAAGAACGAAGACCGTGCTATGAACATCATCATAGCGGCAGCAGCACCGAAAACATCTAGAACCTACTTTGCGGCTGTTTATCAAGAGGGTGTAGCATTAGCACCTGAGTGTTGGAGCAACGATGGTATTACACCAGACAAATCAAGTTCGGGTAAACAGTCTACTGCATGTGCCACATGCCCACAGAACATAGCAGGGTCTGGACAGGGCACAAGTAAAAAGTGCCGATACACACATAGGCTTGCGGTATTGCTTGAGAACGATGCGATTGATGGTGAGTTGTATGAGTTGTCGTTAGCGGCTACATCTATCTTTGGTAAGGGCGAGAATAACAAGATGCCTTTGTTTCAGTATGCCAAGCTGCTGGGTGCTAAGGGTCTTAACATTACTGATGTTGTAACAGAAATGCGCTTCGACACTGATAGTGCTACGCCTAAGATGGTGTTCACGCCAGTCAGGGCACTGGATGTGGACGAGTTAGCTGCGGTGCACAAGCACGGCGTTTCCCCTGAAGCGGTATCTGCGATAACAGCTACGTATTCGGCGCCTAAGAAAGTGCTGGATGATTCGGAAGAGTTGAGCTTTGTAGAGAAGCCTGTAAAGAAGCCTGTAGTTGTTGAGGCTATTGCTGAGCCAGTAGTAAGACCTAAGAAAGCTACGCCTGTTCCAACTACTATGGAAGATGTGTTGAGTGAGTGGGGGGAATAGTATTAACCTAACCAGTTAATACAGGGGGGCTTAACCAGCCCCTTTTTTTCCTTACAAGAACGGTGCAACCATGCTAACAAAAGAACAACTAAAAAATTATTGGGCTAAAGTGGGTGTAAAGGGTGAAGACGAGTGTTGGAATTGGACTGCTTGCAGGGATGGAGATGGGTATGGGCAGTATGGGCGGTTTAATTTTGGTAATGGGATGAGTGCCGCCCATAGAGTATCAGCATACATTGCTGGATTAATACCTAGCATAGGAAGCCAATCTGATAACGACCAAGTATTGCACAAATGTGATAACACCAAATGTCAGAACCCTAAACATTTTTTTATAGGGTCTAATAAAGACAACATGGCTGATAAGGTTAAAAAAGGCCGCCAAGCGAACGGTGTAGAAAATGGTATGGCAAGACTTACTGAGCAGGACGTTTTAGAGGTCCGCCGCCTTCATGCACAAGGGGGCATAACTCAAACGGAGTTAGCCAATATATACAATGTAAGGCAACCACATATAGCCCGCATAGTAAATAGAAAAAGTTGGGCTCACATATGAACCGCCTAGAATTTTTAAAACACGTCTTACCGCCCACTGGCAAATACTGCGTAGTCTCCATTCAGAAAGGAAAAGTGCTCCAGACCTTTCCTGAGTCTATCGAAGCCATTGATGAGTGGGCCACGAAGCAGCCTAGTTTAGGTAACGACACTTATTTTGCATTAGCCACATTTGATAACACACGTAGGCTTGCCCGTTGCGCAGTTGAATACAAGTCTGTATACATTGACCTTGATTGTGGTCCCAACACAGCATATGAAACGAAAGACGAAGGGATTGTTGCATTAAGGGCATTTGTCGATAAGGTTAAGCTACCAAAGCCAACAGTAGTATCATCAGGAGGAGGGTTTCACGTTTATTTTACCTTTACTGAAGCTGCCACTTATGACCAGTGGCACGGCGTGGCTAATGCTTTAAAAGCCAGAATCATAGCTGAAGGTTTTGCTATCAAGGACATCGGAATTACGACAGACGCGTCTCGCATCTTAAGACTACCTGATACTATAAACTTTAAGAACAACACTAAAACGGAAGTAAAAGTCTTAATAGCTGGCACAAATGCTACAATCCGACAGTATCTTAATTTACTTGGCGCTGATGATAATATCTCTCCTGTTATACGTCTGGAGATGGGTAAAGGGAACAAACTAAACAACACAACTTTAGCCTTGATGGGCAATACGGTTTATGACTTTGCTATCTTGATGCGCAAGAGTTTGAAAGGTGCAGGCTGCGCCCATTTGGAATACATATACACCAATGCCGAAGATGTATCGTATCCGCACTGGATGGCGGCGTTATCTATAGCCCAGCATTGTGAAGACCGTGAGGTTGCAATACACAGCATCTCTAACAGGTATTCAGAATATGACCCAGCCCAGACAGGATTTAAAGCGAATGAATGCAGCAAACCTCAACTATGCTCAACATTTAATAGCATCATGCCTGATCTATGTGAAGGCTGCCAGTTTAACGGCAGGATAAATACACCGATAGTATTAGGTAAAGACATACTTGAAGCTAAACCCAAAGACAATTTAATTACTGCCGTGAGCCCAGAACTAGGTGAGATAGACATAGAGATACCGACATACCCACCGCCTTACTTCCGCGGTCCAATGGGCGGAGTTTACATTAAAAAAGCACTTGATAATGTTGAAGATGAAGATGAAAAAACCTTAGTATACAAGAGGGACTTGTATGTAGTGGGTCGTAGGACAGACCCGGATGCTGGTGAAGTCATACACATGCGTTTTATTAGACCGCACGATGGAGTAACAGATTTCACAGCACCACTTAACACGATAACAGCCGGAGATAAATGTCGGGATATGTTGTCGTTTCATGGAGTCGCCGCTAACTCAAATCAGATGAGAGCAATTACTAATTATCTGATAGCGTGGACTGATTATTTAGCAGATGAATTAACTGGACAGAAGGCGGATCAAGTGAGAATACAATACGGGTGGCATGATGAACATAGGTCTTTTGTAATTGGGTGCAGAGAGTTTAGTAAAAACCAACCTGTGAAGTATAGCCCACCCTCGAAAGCAACAGAAGTTATAAACCCTTATTATAATAAGGAGGGCTCGTTAGCTGCTTGGACTAAGGTAGCTAATAATTATGCGTTGGCTGGCAATGAGGTTAGGGCGTTTGGATTGTTCTTAAGTCTTGGCGCACCGATGTTTAAGTTCTTTGCATTGGGTGGTGCGATTGTGCATTTAACTAATGCTTCTTCTGGAGTAGGTAAGTCGACTATACAGAAGGTAGCTAATAGCGTTTGGGGCAACCCTGATACAACTATGATGGTTAAGGATGATACGGCTGCGTCTAAGTATCAGCGTATGGGCACGGTTAATAACTTGATATTGTGCATGGATGAAGTGACTAATATGAGGCCCGAGGCTGTCAGTGACTTTGCATTTGGTATCACTAATGGTCGTGGTAGAAACAGACAACAAGCAGCGGCTAATGCTGAGCGTATTAATAACACCACATGGTCATTGCCATGTATCACATCAGGTAACAACAGCTTACACGAGGTATTGCAAATAGACAAAGCTGACCCGGAGGGCGAGAGGTTGCGGGTGCTGGAGATTGAGGTAGTTCGCACAGACAGTTTATCTAAGCAAGAGACTGACCAGATATTCTCAGTTGACTTGTTGGAGAACTACGGACACGCTGGCGAAGTAATGATGCAGTATGTATTGGATAACTACGAGGAGTGCCGAGCTGATTTGAGGAAGGTTCAGTTAGAGTTTGATAAGGCGGCTAAGCTCACTCAGCCAGACCGATACTATTCAGCATTGTGTGCTACAGCTATATGGGGTGGTAGAGTTGCTAATCACTTAGGTCTAGTGGACATTCCTGTTAAACCTGTATTTGACCGTATGGTTAAGCACCTTAAGAAGCGTGCTGATGTAGTGGAAGACAAGGTAGGTGAGAGGTCAAGTGGGTTCTTGGGCACATTCTTATTAGAGCACATAGACCACCAGCTTATTATAAACAAGACCCCACCTGCTATTGAGGGTATGTTGTCTTGCCCTATAAACGTGCCACGTGGTCAGTTAATAATTAGAAGAGAGCCTGATGCTGATAGGGTTTATATCGTTGCCAGTATAATAAAGAAGTGGTGTGCGACTAAGCAGATTAACTATGGCAATATGGTAACGGACTTAGAAGCTTCTGGTTTAATGGTAGGATTGACTAAGGTAAAGATGTCAGAAGGCACACCACAGGACAGCCCTGCGGTGTTAGCTCTAGTATTGGATGCTACTAAGATAGTGTAGGTTATTTGCGGGGGTTAGCTCTTTTGGCTTCCTCCGCAGCAACCGCTTTGTTCATCTCTTTATATACTGTAATCATAGTATCAACGAGTTCCTGCTGCCCTTTCTTAATTTCTAAGAACTCTCTTTTCTTTTGGGGTGCATCTGTTTTCTGCCTACCCATCAACTCTTCAGTTGCCTTCATCTCCCCTAGCTTGCCCTTCATCTTGTTCATACTATCTGCAAACCCTGCTGCTATTACATGATAGGGACTTTTCAAGAACCCTTCTAAATCTTCTACATCGCCCCTATCTTTAAAGTATTCAAGTGCTGCTTTCTGTGAGCTTAACTCTTTAGCCATATCAAAAGCTTTACCCACTTCTAAAATTTTATTAGGGTTAGTTAAAATGCTGCGTAGTATAGGATAGTCTTCAACGATTGCTTTAGGGTTTTCAGGTTTAGTAGGTGTTTCAATTCCCACCACACCTAATGCTTTATGTATATTACCTTTTTCAGATGTAGCTGAATGAATAACAGCATTAGCCATACCATAGTAGTCAGAAAAATATCCACGCAATATATAATCTACTTTAGCAGGGCTTATCTTAGTGCCGCGCTCTCCTGATACAGAGTTAATAGCATCAGCAAACCAGTTAGCAATAGGTGAGCTTTTAGATTCACGAAGTTCACTAGGTAAGTTTAACTGTGAGGCGCTTTCAATATTAGTTCCACGATATGCACTATACCCTGATATAGTTTCTACTACAGGGGCTATACCTGAAGGTGCATGAAATCTTAAAGCTCCTTTCTCATTAATATCAAAAGGTAGTGGTGGGGTAATTGTAGTTAGGGCTTGCTTCCAACCCCGTTGCATAATGTCTTTCCAGTCTAGTCCCACCTCATGCCCTAGTGCTTTAAATAGAGATATGGTTGCAAGTGTAGGCATAGTAACGCCCCAGAACCCTGCTTCAAATGGGATTGTCGGTGCAATGCTAGTGCCATCTGGGGTTTTCACATGAGGGATTAAGAGCCTATTAATATTAGCCTCATCACGTATAAACTTTTCATACTCTTCAGGATTGTTCATTAATGACCATGCTGTGTATCCCATAGTCATTGCACCTAGTGTAAGCGTTTGGGTCCAAAACATTTTCTTAGCAACGGCTGCTTCTTTCTTACTTAGTCCATAGCCAGTAGCATTCTTAACCAACGCGTCCAAACTGTTCAATGATGCGCCTGAGAACAGGTAGGCTTTACGGTATAGGTTAACCTTATCACTCGACCCTGATGCAGAGAAGTTAATAAATTGCCTAGCTCTGTTCACAGCATAGGTTTCAGCCGCATCACCCTTCAACCCATTTTCCTTAGCGTCTAGCATAGCCATCTCATACACGTGAGCACGCACACCTGCATCAATACTACCTGCAACGGTCTTTAGTCCTCTACCCACTGCACCTAATGGCTTACCTATAACAGGTAGTCTGCTAGCATCTAATAAACTCTTAGGCTTCTCAAGCCCTTCAAATGAATGACTAAGCTGGTCAACGAAATCATGGATACCTACAATCAAACCATGACTTTCAAGAATTTCAGCAGCTGTTTTGTTACCTTTACCCGCAGCTTTACGTGCTAATGGAGGAGCCATTGCATAAGCCATATTCTTAATCATACTACCTATAACTTTACTGCCTAACCAGTTACTGGGTTTAAGGATGTTCCCATGCTCAGTTCCAGATAGTAACACCGCACTAGCCATTTCTCCCGGTAGCTGGCGCAAAAAGAAACTAGGTGTTTGCAAGGCTGTCGTTCTGATTAAGTGCGTGCCTGTAGTTAGCATATTCAAGACAGGGTGCATCAAGGGCCTAGTAAACGATAGTATTTCTAACAAGTGTGGGTCTTCAATGATGTATGTTTTATCTCTTCCACCCTCTCTTAAAGTTAATGCCCTAGCTCTTTGCACAGTAGTTAGGCGCTCTGCCCTAGAACGTGATATAGGGTAAGCTAAGTTCTCATTAACCTTACGCACCTGACCTACGCCTTCGCGCTTGGCATTATTAATAAGCCCTGTTATCACACCACGTTGCACACGGCGTTTAAGGTTCTCTGCCATATTGACAGTTTGCTCTGAATGCACGATCTTCTTAACATTGCCCATAGGCATAGGCTTACCGCCCTGATCTTTCTTATTCCCGTAGATATCTTCAAGGTCTGACATTGACTTATATAGTGGTGCATAGGGTGCATCTTTAAAGTCCTTAGCTTGCGCCTCAGTATACATACCTGCCTGATATTCAAACTCTACTATGCTATCTAATACTCTCTTAGTATCTGTAAGGGCATCTTGTAGGTCTTGGTTCTCCCATCCATCTACATCAACTTCCTGTTTAACATCCTTACCATTTTTATCTTTAACCACTTCAAAGCGTGTAACCTTTTTACCTGTTTTTTTAGTAACTTTCTCTTTCCATGCAATATCTGCATCAGTAACCATACGCTCTGGACCTAGCAGCTTAGCTTTTTCTATTTTGCTATCTTTAAGGGTTTTAACAAGGCTCTCTAAAGCTTTCTGCTCTTTGATTGTCGCTTTGCCTTTAGCATCAATATGTTTTTCTAAGGCATCAACCTTTTTCTCAAGGTCAGGTATCTCTGTAGCTAACTCACCTAAACGCACCTTATTATCTTCAAGTTTTTGAAGGGTATTTTCCTCTATAGCTAAATCATCTTGGGCTTTTTTCACATCGGCAGCGGCTTTTATTAATGCTGGACCTACTGCTGCCTTCTGTGCAGTTTGGGCAGCACTTAGCTTACCATTTGCTGCTGTTACTTTACCCGTCTGTTTAATAATCTGCTTATCTATATGATGCTCTTTAAGTCTATGCTCACCTATGTTGATACGTAGCACATCTGAGAACACTTGTAGGAAGCCGGGCTTTTCTTTGTCTAGCTTAGCCACACGGTCTAGCACACTATCTATAGTTATAGCTTTACCATCAACGCCCACAAGGTCTTTAATAACAGCTTCGCCCACATCATTAATATGAGGTGCCCCTAGTTTAGCTACGTTATTTGCAAAGTTTAAACCTTGGTCTGCTTGGTCTTTAATTAAGTCTGCGCGTAGGCGGGATTTTGTTATTACTTTCCCTGCCGCATCTTTTACTGGTTTCGATATAGTATCTAACTTTTGCAGCACACGAGTTACAGGATCATTACTATTAACAGCAACTCGCCTTAACTCAGAAGCATTTTCTTTAGAGGGTTTAAAAAAATCAAACCCTTCCTTAAGTTTAGTATGTAGTTCTTCATGCCACGGCTTGGACTTCTCTGATGACGTTAGTGGCTTAACATTGCCCTCTTCGTCTGTGCGTTCTTTAGCTTCCTTAACCGTTTGTTCCCAATCAGCCGATTGTGGTTTAGCTTTAGTAGAATACGCAGTTCCTTCACGTGCTGTTCTTTGAGCAGTCATGCTCTCTTTGCGTAGGGCTTTCAACGCAAGGTGTTTTGCATCAGCCTCAGTCAGTTTAACCTTAATGCCCAAGTGCATACGGGCAAAGTTCCGCACAGCGGATAAAAGCTTTTTAACTACTGGTAAGTGTGGAGCGTGCTCTACTAAATAAGCCAATGCTTCATGGGCGCGTAAGTGTGCTGGTGTATCTTTAGGAATAGAAGCTCGGGCTTTATCGAATGCTGGGCCTTCATTGTTCAGGGCTTGGTGGGTAATATCTTTATAGACTTCAGAACCGACTAGGTTCTCCATACCCACATGGGTTCCCACTTCGTGCAAAGCTACATTCTGTATGGACTCAGGCGTTAGTTTATCTGCAACGAAATGCGCTACACCTTCAGGCGTAGTAAGACCTTGCACATTCTCAGGGTGTTTGCCTTCAGGTAGAGTCTCAGCAGTGTCGTGTATAACAGCCTTACCAGATGCCACTAGTCGCTTCATCTCAGGAGAGAGCGTCTTAGTTAAAGACTCAGCAGTATGTCCAGTAGGTTCTGCTTTATCGGAAACAGAAAAGTAGTCCTGTTCACCTTGTTCGGCTATCTCATTACTGTATTCAACTTCTTCTGGGGTAATTACTTTTTTACCTTTAGGTGCTGTTTTACCCGCTAATTTCTTTGCTGCAATCCTATCTCTAACATCTTGCCTTGCTAATGCCTCAGCTGCTAATTTCTCATTTTCAAGCCTAGCTGCTTCAGCTTTTCTATCAGTTATCTTATTAGCAAACCCTTGTGCTTGTAGCTGATCCCTTTCATATTGGGTTAAATCTTCTTCAGCTACTTCTTCTTCCAAAGGCGCTTCTACTTTACCTTTTTTACTCTCACCTAAATCAAGTAGTTTTGTAGGCCGATCTATAGGGGTTGATGCCGCAGTCTCTCTACCCATTTCCAAGTCTGCCCGAACTTCAGACATAATGTCTTCAAGTCCCATATCTTTATCTTTAAAGATGTTTTCATAATTTACAAGGTGCTCTTTAGTTAGAAGCCCTTGATCTATTAGTTTAAGGATAAGTGGTTTAGCTGAACTTTTTTTATCGCCTAGCGATATCTCATCTGCTTTATCTATAGCTTTGTCATACATCTCTACCTTTATTGCATCGACATACGGCTCTTCAATAGCAACTTCTTCCTCTACAACTTTCTTTACGCCCTTCTTAGTTCCGCTTGTTACCGTCTTTTTAGCTGCTGTATTTATTTGGTCACTGAGGGTTTTATACCAGTCGTGCTGTCCATAAGCACTATCCATTCTATTTTTTTCTTTAATGGATTCCGTTTCAAGAGATTGTAAATAAGTTACTTGTTTTTTAGTTTTGTCATCTAAGGCAAAAAAATCTTTCCCCTTTGTTAGTTTATCTATTAGTGCTGCTACTGCTTTTGTTTGCGCTGCATGTTCTATTAAACTAGTTTTTGCATTACTTGCGTTAACGTGTTGGATACCCGCTGATTTCGTACCCGTCTCGTTAAGGTAATCATACAAATTAAACTTACTTGATAGCTCTTTATCTATAGCTACAGACTCTTTAAAGCTTAAGTCATTAAACTCTTTTGCACTTTCTTCGGCAGCTTTTTTTCCTTTTTTACTTTGTCGAACGATGGGCTCGGGGATGATTTCTTGAAGGGGCGTGCCTGTGCTGGTGACTTGCTGGGCATCTGTTATCTCCGGTGGGGGTGGTGGAAGTTCTTTTCCATTAGGGTTTAGCTTTTTATGATACCAGTTATTATCAACATACTCCTCACGCAACTCCTCAGCGGCGTTTTCTTCAGGTGTTCCATACTCAGTCTTCATCCTTTCGGTAGCAGGTATGGTCTTAATCTCTTCTTCACTAGGTGGTGGCACTTCACCTTTTTTAACTTCTTCAGGTGCTCTACCTTTCAAGCCTTTAACAACAGTATGTGGACCTGCAAACCAAGCGGCTGACTCAAGTGTGCCTAAGTGGTCTTGGTCAAGTGGGTTCTCACCTATTGCAGCTTGCTTAACGCCTGTCATGCCTTCCATAACAGCCATGTTCTTAGCTACTTCCACACCATAGGTTTTTACAAGTTCAGCAGCTCTATTAGCGCCTATTTTAGCTACAACTTTCTCGCCCAACAACTCTACTAATTTAGCAGTAGGTAAGCCCATTGTTTCTAATGCGGCTAGTGGTGCGGCAGCTACTGCTGATTGCCAGCCCGGTATCTCTACGCCTTGTTCTTCTGCGAAGTGCTCTATCTCACCTTTAGCGGCAGGTAGCATAGTAGCGGCTTTAGCAATACGTCCAATAGGTGTCATCGCGGGCAAGTATTCCCCTGCCATACGTGCCATAGGCTGAGCTAAGTTCTGACTTACTTTAGATTCAAGGTAGCCTAGTGGCCCTTCTGCTTCTGCCTTAGCTGCCATTTCAGGAGTGATGTTATACTCACTGGCTTTAGCATGTTCACGCCAATTCTTAGCGGCTTCTGGAAAGTCTAAACCCTCTGCAACATTAGCCCCAAGATGCTGTAAACCGGCAACGAAGTTATAGCGCATACCTTTTAATGTTTCTATATCAGGCGTAGGTGCTTTCGGGCCTTCAGGCGTAGCTACAGGTGCTAGACCCGGTATTGCGTCAGGATTAACAGGTGATGCTTGTGGCACTGGAGGTGCAGGTGGTTGTTGAGGCTGTGGAGCTTGTTGCTGTTGGGCTGGCTGCTGTGCAAGTTGTTCAGCTACTGCAATACGTTTAGGCATATTAGCTTCAGCTTTACCCATACGCTCATAGTCTGTTGCAAAGATCGTAGCTGCTTCTGCGGCGGTATCCGTATTAAGCATTTTGTCATATGCTCTTTTAGCGCCAGCATCTTTTCCTTGCAGCTCTTGCATCATATAATCTAGCTGTGTAGATAGATCATTAGGGAACAGATTATTTTCTTTAGCGTAGTTAAACAGCCCTGCTTTACGGTCCCCAAGAAACTGAGCAATACCAAATGCACCACTCTTAGGATTAACAGCATCAGGGTTTCCGCCTGATTCTTGTGCTATATTTCCAGCAATAGCTGAAGCCACGTGGTCTGGTAGGCCTTTATCTACGAAGTAGTTTTTAACTGACAGTAGATTCTCAGGTGGCGTGCCACTTGGTATAGGCTCAGAGGGTTGAGCTACAGGTGCAGTTGGCTGAGCTACGGGCGCAGGTGGCGTATATGACACCATATACTTGCCAAGACCTAATGCACTATCAAGCGAATCTGAGCCTGTAGTTGTAGGTGAATCAGAAAGCCCTAATGCGTTATCTAAAGATGCAGACCCCGTGCGTGACATAGTGTTTCCTTATTCAGTAGGTGCTGGGGCTGGCTCTTTATTTTTAAAATACGCTTCTACATCAAATGGTTCGCCCTTTAAATATGCTTGATAGGCTTCTTGTGTAGGGAATGTATGAGTAGTATTTAAGACGTTATCTTTCCAAGCATCTAAATCCAATTTAACTTGGTCCAAAGCATTAGCTGCAACTTGAGGACTTGTCATAGTCTTAGTCCTTCTATCTTTACCCTCTTCAATTTCATGCAATGTAGCATCATGCAATCTAAATAACTCATCTTTAGCTGCAAGATTAGCATTTTGTATTTCTTTAGCGTTAAGGTGTTTTTTACCTATCATAGACTCATTAAACTTCTGAGTATCTTCTTGCTTTTCTTTCGCTGCATCAATTTTCATCTGAGCAACTTGAAGCGAGTTGCTTCCTCTAAGCCCAGCAGAAGCTAGTGCAGCTTTATACTTCTTATCTTCCATTTGAGAGGCTTGTAGAGCAGCTAATGCTTGGTTATGTGCCGCGGCTTCACCACCTTCTATTTCAGCAGCTTTACCCATCATAGCATCTTGACCAGCTTGTAGTGAAGCGATGCCTTTATCAGCAGCTTCTCCTGCCATCATTGCGCTGTTCTGACCTGCCTGTAGAGCGTGAGGTGTAGCTGCTCCTCTAAGTGCTGCCCCGATAACACTAGCTAAACCTTGACGTTGCTTACCCTCTTGGGCCATTTGCATCATCTGCGCCATCTCAGAGCTTAGTTTAGGTTTAGCATATAAACTTGCTAACTCTTCTATATCTCGCCCAAACTTACCGGGACTATTTGTAAAGTCTTCTTCAGCGGGCTTAGCTTCAACCGTATCGCCTTCAGCGAACGTGCTAATTCCTGCAACGCCTTTTGCTTTAGCGAGCTCAGCTTTTGCGGCATCTATCCTAGTCTTATATTGAGCTTGGATTTCTGGTGGCAGTTTAGCCACTGCTGCTAATAGTTTTCTTAAGTGACCGGGGTTGGGTCTGCCGTGAGCCAGTGTATAAGCAGCGCCTTCTTTAAGAATCTTTTTAATGTTTTCTGGCACATTTGGCCCGAACTGGCTGCGTATATTACTGTCTATTTTATGGTCTGGGGATTTGGCTTTCGATTTCACTTTATCGCCTTTTGCAAAGGTTGTAGGTTGCTGAGCTTGAGCTTGCTGTTGTTGTAAGACGCTCTGCATTGGCATTGGAATTTCCTTTTTATTTGTTTGGTTCTGGTATTGTTGGGCTAAGGCCGCTATCCCCTGAAACGGAGATGCTGGATTACTACCCACTTGCTGCGTCATAGGTGGGTTATCTTTTAAGATACTGTAAGCTTTCTCTAGCCCCATACTCATTAGCTGTTCCACCTTTTAACAACACCACCTTTCTTCATAGTGCTAGGCTTACCACCAGTAGTATTAGATGAACCCCCACCCCATTGTTGTCCAGATACCATAGCAGCAGCAGGAGCCGCAGCAGTTGGAACGGCATTAGCCCACGCCTGTGCATTCTTCTGTTGCGTATCCCAGTATTGCTGACCGACATTTTGTAGAGCTGTAGCAGCCGTGCCCCAGTTTTGAGCTTGTTGATTGCCATAAGCATTCTGAGCTTGCCCTGCGTTAACCAAACCAGCGCCCATGCCCCCAGCCGCACTAAGAGCATTTATATTAGCAGTGTTAGCTTGCAAACCTGCTTGTTGGTTTTGCGTTTGGGCAGTAAGGTCCGCAGATTGATTTGCAAGGTTAGCTTGTTGCTGCCAGCCTGCGTTGGCTTGGTTAGCCCCTTGTTGCAACTGTTGGTGGTTCTGGAAAGCGTCTAAACCTGTGCCGTAGGCTTGGTTCATACCTTGAGCATTCATATTTTGCAAGTTAAGGTTTTGACCTTGCTGCGCTTGTTGTTCTTGAATAGCGCCACGAGCACCTCCGAAAGCTCCTTGACCTGCTTGTTGAGAGCGTAGTCCTTGCATCGTAGTATTGAACTGGCGATTAGACAAATTATTCTGAGCCTGCAACGATGTCTCCATATAAGGGTTCATATAGTTTTGTGCTTGGCTTGTAGTCCACGCATCAGGGCCTTGCATTGAAGCGCCTTGAACATCTTGCGAGCGTATTTGACCGGGGGCATAGTTTGACATACCCATTAGGCCTTTAGCTGCTCCACCGTATAGGTCACTAGCTTGCTGGTATTGACCCGGCATTTTATTTTGGTTTAATGTATCTACGCCCTTATTAAAGTAGGGGTTAGTAGACAGACCTGATTTAGGGTCGTAGTAATTATTGTAGCCACTAAATAAAGCCTGAGCAGTTGAGTAAGGCTGTGGTGCTGTAGTTGTAATAGGTGCCCCTGTAGTTGCTGGTGCCCCCTGTGACCTATTAAGAAAATCCCCTAACGCATAGCCTTTAACTTCACCACCTTCTGCCAAGCCTTGAGCTTGTTGAGCTTGATTGGCATCTCCTGCTTGGTTTGCTGATGCAAATAAATCTTTAGACAGGGCAGAGTTATAGGGTGTAGGTGTTGACGAAGGCGCAGGTGCGTTAGCTTGAGCCACTTGAGCGGGCGTGCTGCTTTGGTAGGGCTTTTGAGCCGTAGGTATTTGTGGAGCAGGCATAAACTGTTTATAGTCAGCATTGCCAAAGACTTTAGCCATTGAAGCTTCATCGCCTTGTTGGGCTTTATCAAGCATAGTTTCTCTACGGGCGGCATTACTAAGTAGTGTTGAACCGGGAGCATTAGGGGACCCATACAAAAGCGCATAGAGTTTTGGGTCCAATATGTCTGTAGTTTGTTGAGTTGTGCTTGATGGTACTGGTGGTGGTCCGCCCATGATTGAATCCCCTTAAATCTTAAAGTATGTTTTAACTGACTTATTAATGAAGCCTAGTCTATTTAATAGTCGTGCTACTGAGGTTCTTACATCACCCTCTATAGCTGTTATATCTTGTTCCTTCAGGCATCCAATCATTTGGACGAATAAATCTTTTTTTACAATGGCCCCAGCAATAGCTACGATATAAGCTACTCTATCATTAATGCGGTTATATATAGATACCACATAGCAGCCCAATACATCTTCACAATCATCTGTTACTAAGTATAACAGCCAAGTGCCATCTAGCAGTTTTAATTTAATCTCATCTAGCGATACATCACCATTTGACTGAGCCACTGATTTCTCTAAGTGCCCTTCAACCAAATGCCAAGCCGCGTGGGTGTGCTCTACTGGTATTAAATGTATCACGCTTCCTCTGTATCTTTAAAGAAACTTTCTAAAAAGCGGAATCCACCCTCACTTGAGCCGTCACCCAGTGCTGATACGATATCTGCTGGTATTACAAAGCTACCTGAGTCCATATGAATTGAGCCCCCTTTAGCCAGCATAGGGCCTTTTATTTGGTTGCTGTATAAGTCATTTGCCATATTCTGCCCCATTGCCGCATCTGCTGCCATTTCAGCAGCACTTTGGTTGTAGTTCTTATTCTGGGCTTTCTGAGCTTGCGCAAGTTGTAGTGCGCCTAAGCCTTCTTTACCTCCCCCGAGTAAACCTTCTACGCCTAGTTTTTCTAATGCTGTATCAGCGCCTTTACTGCCTGTAGATATATTTGACCCAAACATACCTTCAGTAGGCTTTGGAACTTCGCCTGACAGCCCAGAAAAGTCTGGTGATACTGCGCCGAATGAAGATTTAGCAGGAGCTGCTAACGTAGCATTTAAAGCAGGAGCACCTACTTGGCTACTTGCCACATCCCCTAAACCAGAACCAAATGATGATGCCATAGGTGTAGTAGTAGCGCCACCACCAATAGAAGTAGGTAAGGTTCCAACGGTAGCTGCATCAAATGCTTGCCCACCTGCATTACTAGCTAAGTTCCCAACACCACTAAGGCTTCCACCAGTAGTAGTTCCAGTAGTAGCGCCACCCAGCCCAGCAACACCACCAGAAGTTCCGCCAGTAGTAGCACCAGTAGCTGCGCCAGTAGTAGCCCCAGTAGTAGCACCAGTAGTAGCACCAGTAGTAGCACCAGTAGTAGCCCCAGCAGTAGCCCCTGTTCCCGCACCACCAACAGTTCCCCCCACAGTTCCAGCACCGCCACCAGCGGCAGTTCCCGAAGCAGCACCACTACCTGCACCACCAAGAGCTGCACCAGCAGCGCCACCTAAACCTCCTACACCTGCACCTATTAGAGCGCCTTGCCAAGTTATGGGTTTCTTTTGGATAGCTGGGACAATAAGAGATGATGCCAGACCTACGCCTGCGCCTATACCTACACCTATAAATGACATTACCCTACTCCTAATAAATTGTTGTATTGCTCTCTGTTATCGCAAGTTAATGTTTGGACTATTATATCAAGGTCAGGTTCAGCATCATAGGCGTGAACGGTAAGCCAATCAACATCTTCTAATACATAAATAGCTCTATGCGTCCCTGCTGGAGTAGTAAATACGTGGGGGGCTGTAATCTCTACACGCTCACCTGCTTCATCTACTATAACTATCTTCCCTGCTAAGCATACTGATATATGCTCTTTCTTATGAACTTTAGTTGTAAACACGGAACCAGCACCAACACGGCATCTTCTGCCATATAAACCCTCAGCGAAGTGGTGGTCTAAGTCTTCCTTTAAAGGGGCAAATACACCTGACTCAAGACCTGCCACAAGGCAGTCGTGAAGATTACCCACGTTATTAAGAGCTACATCGCTCACGCTACCCCCGTCATAGATTTAATAAATTGTCTTCTAGCAGCGCCTTGTTTTATCTGGTCGCCTGACTTAGGATGAGCTGCTTTTCTCACTGCTGGCATCATTGCTTTTAACTTAGCTGCCATTTTTTCTGCTGTAGCTTTAGGCACTAGATATTCACCATCTGCTACTCTAGCGTCTTCTTCACCATCTATTGAGGCATGGATGTCATCACTCATTCCATCGCCGTTTCCCCTTATAGGCCCCCCGTGAGCTAAGCCCACGATACCGGGTTGAGGAGAAGCACCTGCGTATGGTTGCGCTGCGTTTACACGATCATTTGGACCTAAGCCTGATTCCATTGGGTCTTCAGTATTAATGTAGCCACCTGTAGCAAAGCCTAGCTGTGGACCTGCGCCACCGTAGTAGTTCGGAGTGTTATACATATTATAGATAGCTTGGTCTGATTGCCCTTGCAATCCTTGTCGTCTAGCTGCTTCTTCTTGAGCTTGTTGTTGAGCGTATTGATTATAAGCCGCAGTTTGCCCCATACCAGTAAAAGCACCTGCCATTTGAGGAGCCATCATCATAGCTTGGTATTCTGGGTCGTTCTGTTGCATCAGAATTTCATAGAGCTTATCAAGGCCTGTAGCTTCAGTGTCTTTAGCTTCAATGTCTTTAGTGGCGTCTGATATTGCGTTCTTAGCAATGGGTATATCTTTAGTTGGAGGTGTTTTTTGAATCGGTGCTTTCCACGAGTCGTCTTTAGCCGCACCAGAAGTCTGACCACCGCCACCTATTGCTTTATCATTTGCTGTAGCTCCGGGCTTTTTCTTCATTGCCCCTAAGCCTTCTTGCATTATATAGGGAGCTGCCCCTGACATAGCACCCGGTAAGATATTATGTTTGCCCGTAAGTGACCCTACGCCAGCACCAAGTCCTGCTGTGCTTAGGCCACCTATTAATTTCTTTAGTCCTGCACTATCTCCAGCCCCAACTGTGCCTAGAAGAGATTTAAGCCAATCACTTTCAGCTATGCCTTTACCTAGAGGTCCAGACAGCAAACTTAAACCTAGATTTGAGGCGCCTGAGTAAGGACTGTTTCCATATGATGCCATTGTTGTATCCTCGCGCTAAGGCGCTATCTTTAAAGTATTATTGCTAGTATCCCACCATATCTGGTTGGACGCAAGACCTGCTGGCTGCACTGCATTACCCTGTGGTAATAACCTTACCAGCCAAGTATTAACCGTATTGCTATCTAGGGCATTGAAAACAAAATCAGGGTTCTTATCAAGCACATAGCCGCTATAAGGCCTGTTAGCAAATATAGTCAACGCAGCGCCTGTAAGATTGCCCGGATTAGCTAACTGTTGCAATGTATAAGTCAAAGTCCTGATTAGCAAGCCCATATAAACAGGGTCATATTCATTTGGTGGTAGTGGTAGAACCGTAAACGGCGGCTCTACAGGTATATTCTTGGTAGGATCATATGCCATTATCTTAGTCCGTCAGTTCTAATCTGTATCTTGGGACTTCCAAGGACCCACGCCACCCCTAAGTCATTACTCTCAATTCTAAATGCTAACTGCCTGCCGCGTAGTCGTATCCACGACTGATAAGTATATTGATAGACCTGAACTGTTTGTTTAGCACCTACTACAGAAGATATAGTAGTCTGCATAGGGTCTGTATTAAAGCCGATGCCCGGAAAGTTCTGCGCAGTAAGCACCATATCTACAGACGGCGTAGGATTTCTGACAGTATTTGAACCAATGAAATCCATATCAGGAATAAGCCGATTGACGAAAGCAAAATGATACCCGCTCCCAATATCGAAAAAGCCAGTGCCAATGTAAGCGTTGATAGGGGCGACAGTAGCTGGGATAGTAGCATCATCATTACCAATTTCGTGTTGGACCATTTGCTGTATAGGCTGGTCATCAGGATATATCTGTGGTGCTACAGGTGCTATATTAGACGGTTGGTATGTTTCAGCCTTTGCTGTAGTGCTTCCAGATGTTAGAGTAGTTGCCACATCAAACGCAGCTATAGGTGTGCCCAGTATATGAGAGTCTAGCCAAGCTGTGCGTGACATAGTGCCGTAGTGCCACAAGTTCTCTAGGTGGTTATAGACTACATACCTGTCAAGTATGGTTGCGCCTTGAGAGCAATAGAACCACCAGACCTCATTATACTCTTCATTAGTTCCAGCATAGACCTGTTGCCACTGAGCTTCATTAATATCGTCAAAGACATACTGGCGTAGTGTGCAAGGAAGGGTAGTGACTGAACCGTTATAAACGTAAAATTTGCCATTGCCCATCCAGTAAGTCTGACCATTTGCTGTAGCCCACGCATATTGAGATACGATAGTAACATTAGTGTTCATCGGGTTAAACCCATACACATAGGGCGCACCTAGGTATCGCATTGAGTAGAGCGCTGTGTCAGTCCAGATAAGTGTCTCTTGCCTAGTAGTAGCCACGGCTACAATGTAGCTGCCATAGGTTAGCCTGTAATTACCTGCTAAGTTAGCAACTTGAGGGTCCCAGATAGTAGCATTGCCTTGGTCGCTCCACGCGATGAACATAGGGTCAAGCTGTGTTGTTTGGTTAGGTATGCCTGTGCCATCTATAGTATCATTACAACCCAGTGCCATAATGTGCCGTTCATCCGTAACCAAGACCATATTGCATTTATCAGGGGCGAATGTATCAGAGCCCGCTATAGTATTGATGTTAACGCCGCGTTGTAGTATCTGCCCACTTGGTGTCATATTAGTAGCAGGGTCCCAGTAGTATATAGCACCACCACGAGGATTATAGATAAGCACTTGCCCGAAGTTATCTGAAGACCACACACGCATATTAAGGAAGATACCGCCATCCGCAGCAGGACACGGTGTGCCCCACCCGTGATTTATACCCCAGTAGCCAGCACCCCAACCACGACCTACACCGGGGAAAGCTCTACCTGAGTGGATTTCAAACTCTGCTTCAACTGCTGCGCCGCCACCTTGAGCTGCTGATGTGGACTGGACTTTAAAATCACAGATAATATACGCTGGGTCTGCTGCCTGAACCATTACATTGCTATTAAGCGTGACTGCTGGTATTCCACCAACTGGGCCTGTGGCATTTAAAATAGTTACAAAGTCTTGTGGCGTAGCACCATTAGCAGGCGCAGCGATAACAACCCAAGAGCTTGAGACATTAGCCCCTATTGCGTGAGGCACAGGATTAGCAGTTTCTCTAATACAGTTTAAGAGGTTGTTGCCCACTGTATCTACAGCTGGCACATAGATATATTCATTATCAATCTTAATAACAAACGGCACCAAGCGGTTCATATTAGACGCTATAACATTATTAACAGGGATGGTTCTATCAGTAGCTGAGATAGCTGCTGTCAATGTAGAGAACATTGTATAGATGGGGTTAAGCGCCAGAGGGTTCATAACTAATCTAAGAGGCGTGACATCCCAATAGACGCTACCATATAGCACATAGTATTTTAGATTAGTGCCAAGCCCATTAAGATACTGTTGGTTTAGCGTAGTCCATTCCATGATATTACGGCATTCACCTAGCATAACCCCCGGTGAGTATCTTACCCAACCCCCTATTTTCGTAGGGTAGCCTGACCTAAAGCGCACTTTGTCGCACTCGTACCAATTTCCCTCGTTGGTAGTTTTAGTGCTTTCCCTTGATACACCGGGCTTATATTGGAGAATCTGTAAATCTACGGGCATCTTAATCTCTCCCTAATGCTAAGTTAGCCAGCATAGTCCTAGCTGTTGTCTTTAGGTTTTCTTCCACTACAGCATTTCTAAAGCTCTCAACTGCGGACGCAGTGCTAATTTGTTTACTTGTATTTTCGATTAAGAGTAAAGGGAGCCACGCCATTGAGCATTTCCACTCATTTACTTCTTCGCCTGTATTGGGGTTTTTACCAGCTATCTTAACTGACCAAGCGCACCTGTGTATTTTGTTATCCTTTATGGACTCACATTCGCTTTTAAGTGGGCAAGTAATTACTTCCTCGATTGCCATATTAGTTCTTTATACAAACAATGGTATTTAGATACTTCACGTTCAGGTTAGAAGACCCTGTAAACGTATGCGTATGGCCTAAGCCGCCACCTGTGTTCGTAGTAGTAACGCCTGTAACTTTAGTAGCAGCTACTGCTGTAATACCTGTTGTATGGTTTGCGATGGTTACGCCTGTAGTAGCTGTGCCCGTATTAACGTAGTTAGTTCCTCCATTACTAGTATTTCCTTGGTATCCGTTATTTGGTCTATAAGATGCCCCATTAGGGTGGGAGTGACCGGGGTCAGTAACCGCGTGGATGTGCCCGGGGTCTGTAACAGTAACTGTATGGAAATGTCCGGGGTCTGTAACGCCGTGGTTATGCGCAGGGATTTGAGTTGCGTTTAATACAGTTGCGCCTACTGTTCCTGTAACGCCTGCTGCGCTAAATGCTGTAGAGAACGGCACAGTTCCACCAGTTCCACCACCAAGACCTGCGACCACTCGTAGCGCATAGTCGTTATAAGCATTTTGCTGAGTCCAGCCTACAGGCGCACTTGTTTGAACGAAGAGCATTGTAGTGCCCGCAGGGAACGCAGGATTAGTAGTTACAGCCGCATCAACATAAGCTTTAGTAGCTGCTTGAGTAGGGGTTGTTATGGCATTGTTAAGTAGTAGCTGAGAAGTCGCTGTTATGGCTTCATAGAAGTTAAGACCGTCACAATACACAAGAGAAGTGCCGCCTACAGGGACATTAACGAAAGTGCCATTAGCTGTAGAGATGAGGGTTATAACCTGACCGCCAGTTGTGTTGTTGGCAATGACATAGTTCTTAGGAACCGCAGGCGCTACAACTGCTCTTGATGCTGTTAAGGGCACTGAGCTTGTTACATTCAGGATAGCACTACGCGCTTGGTCTGCTGCGCCATCAAGGGCTACTAATATATGAGGCGCATTAAGCATAACGACATTCGTCACGCCACAGATAGCTTGTTCAATAAGGCTACCTAGATTATTGTTTGTAGTAATGCCCCACAGGTTATCTTGCTCACCTTGTCCGATAAGTTCAAGGCGTAGGTCTGGGCTGTATGAACTTGGCATTATGATTTCTCCCGCATTTGAAGCTTCGTTAGTATTACTTGAATATCTGTTTGTAGTTTAGCCATTGCTGCTAATAGCTCTTGGTTCTGCTCTTCGTGTGCAGATATATGGTGGTCTACCTTTTCACCTATTTTACTAATATCTTTTTCCGTGCGTTCAATACGCACTTCTTGGGTTTGTAGTAAGCCGTAAGATAAGACAAGTGCGCCTGCTATAGCAATGATTATATCTACCCATTTATTAATTACCATAACTATACCTTTGGCGTAAACCCAGCTGCTGGGTTAGTTGATATCCTGTAAATGGCATAGACCATAGAAGCAGTAGCAGACCATCCGTTCGCTACAGTGTGTAAATCAACATCAGCAATAACGATAGGAAACCCAAACTTATTTGCAATAATAACTATCGCTGAGAGCGCAGCATAGAGCGCAGCCGCAAAAGATTCAGTATTTGTTAGAAGCCCACTTCCCTTTACTGCTTGTCCTTTAGCTAATATAACTTTAAAAATTAAATCGCTTATATTCATCCTACTCTCCTAGATACATTAACCTTTCCGCAATACGCCTGCGGACTAGCCCCATAACGACAGCGCCGTTTACTTTATTCCAGTTAAGGAACTGTGCTGCTGCGCGGCTCTTATGCCGTAATTTATGTTCTTTAAGCAATGTAGAAGCTTTAAATGCGTTCATCCCAATATTGTAAGCAAGGGCAAGCATCGCATCAAACTCACATTGTTCTGTAGGTGTTTCACCTATTAGCTTAGTTAGCGTCTGTTCCCTACTCTCTAAGTCTTTTAAAAACCTTTTATCGGCATCATCCTGTGTCCATACAGTGCCTTTCTTTATCTCTGGTCCTGTTGCCCCAAAACCGACTGTCCATACAAAGCCTAAATCTTGGTAGGCGTGCAATTTACAGCCCTCGAAAGACTTAATTAGCTTAGCTCCAGCAGGGGATACTTTCATTAACTTGGGGCTCCTGCGGAGTAATAGTTATTACCTAATATAATAGGTGCGTCTTGTGATGTAAACGGAGGGAACTTAACTGTGTAAGGAGTTAGTATATTAACATCGTATGTCATCCCAAAGTTGAGCGTAACGACTGAGGCATTAGCTTTAGAAGCGTTGTATATCAAACCACCAGCCACTTGGAACTTTATAGGGCCTACCCATACAGCATCAGCAAATGAAGTGTAGGCATTATTCCCACCTGTAGCAACTCCAAGATTAACTAATTGTAACCCCCCTGCCGTATACCCTGTGCCAATTACTTCACCAAGTGGTGTATATATAGGAGTGCTTGCTGACAAATCAGCAGCCGCCGTATAGAGCGCAAGGTAAAAAGTATCCGTAGTAAAGTCGTGCCCGCCCTTTAAAAGCTGTTCTTTGAATGAATTTGTTAACGCTTGAAAAATCATTGAACCAACACTCCGTGGACAGCATTTCTAGGAAGGTTAACTCTGAACTCATCACGGCGCTGTTTGCCGTAGCCCATATTTACAAGCTGAGCGAGGGCTTCTTTAAACTTGGTTTCATACAATGACAAGATTTCCACTTCGCCCTTAAGGTAAATATATGCGTGAAGCAATGAGCCGTAGAGTAAGCATTGTGGATAGTATGTGCCAAGCCAACTTGTGCCAGCAGTTGTTATAGATGCTGGGTAGCCTTCGTAGTCTAGCACTAACGGGTAGATGTTAGTTGCTGTAGGGCCTATGATAATTTCAGTAGGAGATACGATGGCGTAGTGCGTTGGTGTCGCAGTGACATTTTGATAAGGCCACGCTTCTTTAATGTATTCGATTTCTTTCTGTAGCAGGAACTGAACTGAGCCATCCCCTGTATCAACGCCTAACGATAGCACTGACAACAAGCCTTCAGGCAAACCGACATATGAGTAACCTTGTTTAAAGCTAATCGGCTGCGCTTGAATGCCTGAGATAGTTGTTTGTGCTATTGGGTACGCTGCTATACCCGCAATGAGATTAGGCTCTATGATAGCCCGTTGCCGCATTGCTGGCAGCTCAACTTCGTTATAGATATAAGTCTCTGCCATAACGACAAAGTTAGGAATGTTAGCTACAAAGGAAGTTTCATCGACCTCAGTAAATTGCTGGATTTGAAGGACTAGTTCAGCATAGGTTAAGTTCCAACCGTCCGCAACATTTAGCGTAATATCCCTAATAGTAGACATAACTTAGCACATTGGCCCTGATGACGTAAACCCTTTTTGGGCAGCACCAGCACCACGTTGCTTAGTAGGCTTATTCTTTTTGGTATCTTGAACTGGATAACCGTTGCCTAAATCTGGCACAGTATATTCTTTAGTTTCGCTACCTGCTGATGATTCTTTCTTAGCCATTATGAACCCCTTTGATTTTTGGCACGCGCCATATTTCTTCCGACAGCTTTCATACTCTTACCTGACACGCCGCCCTTAGACAATCCTTTCATAGATTTTTGCGCATCGTGTTTAGCATCGGCTGGAGATTTTTCCCAGCTCTTCATAGATAGGCCTTTCTTCTTAGCCATAATCTTGTCTTCTTTGACATCTTTTTTTGAACCTTCAAACTTAGCCATTTTAAATTACCTCAGTGTATATTACAAAAACTGGCATTGACTGACAGCTTACCGTTTGTGTTGCGACAGGGTTCCAAGCAAATAAACCACGGGACTGTGGCGCATCAATCATTGGAGCTGGTTTACGTAAAGCTTGAGCATCGCTGACCGGGAACATCCCGAGCATCAACAATGGTTGGTCAGGAGACCAGCAATCAGGGCAAACTAATGTAGGTTTTATCCTAAGCTTTACAGTCTCTGTTTTTAACTGCTTTAAAGGCCATCTGAAGCTACAATATGCGCAAAACCCAAACGCACGCTTACCTGTTGCCCAACGCTTGCCGCTCAATTACATACCCTCCCACTTAAGGCCTTTAGCTCTATGCTCCCTAGCGGTTATAACTTGCATATTACTGGGTGTGTGTAGCCCAGAAATCTTTTCTCCTTGTAGTGGTAGGATATGGTCAACTTGCCACTCAATGCCTGTTAGTAATGTTCTAAGTGATGACAGATGGTATATTTCCTCTATCATAAATAAATCCAATTCAGTAGTCCAAACAGGAGTTCTTAAAACTATAGCAGCCCTTCTTCTATTTTGTTTTGCCCTATTAATTTCTTGCCCTTTAGGGGTTCTAATATATTGGCTGTTCTTTTCTGCTAACGCCTCTTTGTTTTTAGCGCGGTAGACAGGACCATATTTTGCCCTATATGCTTTTTGAACCTCTTTAGTTTTTTCACGGTATATCTTACTAGTAGCCGCTATAGCAATTTTATTATTAGCGGCATATATTTTTTGTTTCGCATTAAGCTCTTCTCTATGCGCTTCTCTATAGGCTTTAGTAGACATTAATAACCATTCCCATACCCAAGACCAATTTGTGGCACTAACCTTAATGGCGCCTTTTCCACATCAGTGCGTATAGCTAGTTCCCACTGCTCTTCATACATACCTTTTAACATATCAATACGATTCATAGATTCCGGATTTTTAATCGAAATGTAAAAAGCAAGACCAGCAATTAATGCTGGCACAAAACGATAAGGGATGATATTCGTCATATCATCAAGACCTGATGTCCCTACAGATACACTTCTTGCCAAATACCATAGGTTCAAAAAATACCCACTTTGATTAGGGTTGGGCCATATATGGGCTATTGGGTTAGGCGTTAGTTTATCATAGTAAATCTGAATAGGTCGACCTTGTGTAAGTTTGTTTGGTATTGTAGCCCACGTAGGAAGTGAGATACGAGAAATCTGTAGATCAATCTGTTGATTCATCTGGTCTGGATACTGCCTAATAACCTGCTCAATAACATCAATAACATCAGCGGGCAAAGTATATTCAACCTGCCCAGTGATTAACGGTATTGTTAGCTGACGCACCTCATAAAGGTTATAACCGCGATTTGCCCATTCAGTCAGCAATATATTCAAACTGCGCCTAGCAGTTCTCAGTTGATAACCTGTGCGAATCTCAAGCCCGGCGCGCTCTGACGCTTCTTCTATCAGCTCAACAATATCGGGGGTCCAGTATGAAGGTGTGGTTGCCATTATCTATCACGACCCTTAGTCAAACCACGTTGAGCACAACCATTAATTGCTTTAGATGACTTAACCAGCCCACCCTTAGCATAGGCTTTACCGCCGCACGCCATTTTCTTTTTAGCAACGCCGCCTTTCTTCATACCCGGTGAAGGATGTTTAGATTCCCAGTCAGCTTTCGCTGCTCTCATCTTACCCATATCATACTTAGCACCTGTAGTCTTATTTACCATAACATCTTTAGCTACAGCAGGTTTAGCAGGTGCTGCCTTAGCCGCAGGTTTAGGAGCGTAGGCTTTTGGGTTAGCTGCAACTGCTGCTGCATTCTTCTCCCGTCTAGCTTTACCCGCTGCTATTTCTGCCGCTGAAAAGTCACCAGATGCCGCAGGCGCAGCAGGTAGCTTTGAGTCAGACCCTTTGCCCCATACACCCGGAGTGCCTTCAGATTTCTTTACAGTTTCTTTTGCTTTATAAGGAATAACCTTAGTGCCTTTTGCGCCAGTATCATCCGCTTTAAAAGTATTCTTAGTGCTTTTAGTTTCTGCTTTAGGCGCTTCTTCCTGCCCTGCTGTATTACTATATCTAGCCATAATTACACCGATTTACCTTTTGTATGTGCTTTGGATATACACCCATCAGCACGAGTTACAGAA